AACTATATTATAATTAATAGTGATAGTATTAAGATTATAAATAAATCAAGGGATAAATTTTTTAATGATGGATTTATTATTAAAAAAATTGAAGATGGTATATCACATACAGGAGGTTATAAGTATATGCATTTATATGAATTAGTATCTTCTGTTACATCTATATCAACGAATTAATATATGAAATTTAATTACAAACTGATACATCATGGTGATAAGGCATATATTATTCAACGCACAATGCACGTATCCCATAATCCTATCCTTGCAGTGTGGAAAGAGCATCTAAGTTCTGATATAATATTAAAGAAGGGAGAGTTATTTTATTTTTGTGAAGAAATTATAAATTTACAGGAAATACCAGAAACTGAATAATTATATATAAATAAATTAATACAATGAGACGTAAACAACAAGTACAAACAAAATTAGAAGCTATTATTAATAGACTTGAATTAAATGTAAGAGCCCTAGAGGGAAGACAACTATCAGCTGATCAGTTACTGATTAATTTAAAGAGTATATTAGGTCAAGCTAAGCACACTGAAGAATTGGTTGATTTAGAGGATTAACTATGAAGAAATTTTTTGCTGTACTAGCGTTTATTACATCCGTCTTAATTGCTAGCAGTGCCGCATATTATTCCGTGTTCGGACTATCCCATTTATTTGCAGGAGCTAAATTAGCTATAATAATAATGGCTGGTAGCTTGGAGTTCGGTAAATTGGTTACTGCTACTATATTACATAGATACTGGGAGGATATTAATAAAGGAATTCGGTTGTACCTACTTATAGGGACAATAACGTTGATAGGTATAACATCAGCTGGGATATATGGATTTCTTTCAAATGCATATCAGATTACTGCAAATCAATACGCTATTAATTCATCTCAAATTAACATCCTAGAAAATAAGAAAAATTATTTTCAAAAGAATATTGATAGAATAGGAGACCAGGTTACAACTAAAGAAAATCGAATCAATACCTTAACTGAGCTGAGGGCCCAGCAAGAAGCTCGGTTAGATACACTCTATAAAAAACAGTGGTGGAACTCTATTAGAAGAACAGAGGCATTGATTAAGCAGGCTGATGCTGAAATAAAAAAGAATTCAAACGATATAACAGAATTAAATAATAATATTTCATCATCAACTGATTCTATTAATAAATTTGACATGCAAATATTAGGGTTTAGTAATAGTGAATCTACGGCTGATTTAGGACCTTTAATTTACCTATCGAAGATAACCGGGAAGTCGATGGATCAGGTAGTAAATTATTTTATATTATTACTTATATTTGTTTTTGATCCACTCGCAGTTTGTCTGCTAATAGCAGCCAATACAATTTCCCTTAAGGCATTTAAAAAAACAAAAAATCCAGTCGCAACAACCTTATCTAAGACTGGTACAGCTACAAAGGTTGAAGATACGCACACTGATGTACTAGGTGAACACAATTTAATAATTGATGATTTAAAATTCGAAGCTACTGTACCAGATGAAAAAGAGTTTAACACCCCCTATCCACTAGCGGATATTATCAATGAACCCACATCTAATGATATGAAGGGTCAGTCCCGAGCTAAGAAGATAGCTGACTTAAAGAATAAGCAACAAGGTGGTATAGTTAACGTAAAGGGTGAGTACAGGTTTACTAATCCCAATACTTACGGTGACGGTAGATCTCCTCGACCCAAGAAAAAATAGTCGTTATTATTTGCTTTTTTAAAAAAAAGTTCTTATATTTAAATATATTTTTATGAGTAGACTACTTTTAGTATCAATAATTTTATTTATAGAATCACCTAATATCAATACATGCGATACAAATATCGTGTACATGCCACCTGTACCAACACATACAGAATTATTAGACGCTATAATACAAGTAGAGAGTGGAGGTGATCCTAATACTCACGCTAAGGGTGAAGACGCGGTTGGTTGCTTACAGATTAGGAAGATAATGATAAAGGATGTAAATAGAATTTTAAAGAAACAGGATAATAAAACTCGTTATAAATATAAGGATAGGTGGGATTGTGAGAAGAGTAAAGATATATTTGATATAGTAATTAAGTACTATCTCCCTGGAGCATGTGATCAGGATATTGCAAGGCTTTGGAACGGGGGACCGAAAGGACCTGTAAAGAAAAACACAAGACGGTACTGGAAGAAGGTTTTAAAAAAATTAAAAAAAGCAAAATATGAAAAAGTTAACAGCTGAAGAGTTAAGAAATAATTTCGAGAGACTTATTGAATTTATTTCAACTGAATTTTCAGGAAATAGAAAGGAAAAGTTACTGGACCTATATAATGGGCTAGGTGAGCGGATAATGATGGCACCAGCATCCGGGAATGAGGGATTTCACAATTGCTTTATAGGTGGGTACTGCGATCATGTATTAAATGTAATCGATTGCGCGCGCGCTCAGTACGAGATGTGGTCAGCTATGAATGCTAATACAGACTCCTATACGTATGAGGAGTTGATGTTCAGCGCACTCAATCACGATTTAGGAAAGGTGGGTGATTTAGATAACGAATACTATATACCTAATCCGAGTGAGTGGCACAGAAAGAACCAAGGTAAAATATATGAACATAATAAAAATCTAACGTACATGAGGGTGGCGGACAGGTCGTTATTTTTGTTACAACAGGCCGATATTAGTATAACTACAAACGAATTTTTAGCAATTAAGTTACACGATGGGTTATATGTTGATGATAACAAAGCATATTATTTTTCAGGGTACAATAGTGGTGGTTTAAAGAATCATCTCCCGATTTTACTACATCATGCAGATCATATGGCTTCTACTATTGAGAGGGAAAGTCAGCTAGCTCAGGAGCAACCTTTAAAGGATATTAAGGCTTCGTCGAACGGAGTAACTAATAAAAATAGGATGAAGTCGTTTACCAAAATAGCGGAAACGAACACTACTACACAAAAACATTCTGATCTTTTTAATGAATTATTTAAAGACGTATAATGGAAATTACAATAATAATAATATTGGCTGTGTTAAATATAATTCTTGGATACGCTTGCTATAATTTAGTTAAGCAGGTTGAGGATATGGAGGACTATAATAGAGGTCTAGAGGAGTATATTCTCTTTATAAAGGACAAGATAACTAGCGCCTACAGTACAATAAAAAAAGCCGACTATAAGGGCTCATTCGAAGCGGATGATGAAGTTGGTAGTATATTTAAAGACATAAAGGAGGTTATTAACTTCCTTGAAATATTATTCACAGATACAGATAACGATGCCAAGAAAAGCTAAAAAAGGATCATCTAGATATTACTTTACTCAAGATACTGAAGATGCAATTATTGAGTTTAATACTACAGATGATCAGGATAGAAGGAACTACTTATACGAACAGCAAATATATAAAGCTTTTGATAAGTTAGCAGAGAACCTTATTCATACATTTAAATTTTATTATTTTGATATGCCGTACGTGGATGTTAAACACGAGGTGGTAGCCTTTTTAAATGAAAAAATACATAAGTTTACCCCTGGAAAAGGGAAAGCGTTTTCATACTTTAGTATAGTTGCTAAGAATTACCTTATAGTACAAAATAATAAAAACTATCATAAATTTAAATCTCACGATGATGTAATAGCGATAGATAAGGATCGTAATGTTGTAAATGAGATACAGAAACAGGAGCATCGTGAGATTAAGTCGGAGTTCATAGACCTCTACGTACAGTACTGGGATAGAAACCTAACTAGACAATTTACTAAACACCGGGATATGGCTATCGCAGATGCAATTGTTGATCTATTTAGACATAGACATAATATAGAGAATTACAACAAAAAAGCTCTGTATATTTTAATCCGGGAAAGAACAGGGGTTAAAACTCAATATATAACTAAGATTATCGGTATAATGAAAAAGAAATATATTGAAATGTTTAAATACTATAACAAACACGGAGTATTACCAAAACATTAATCTTTAATATTTATATTTAAAGAATGTTATGGACAAGGACTCACCGTTATTTAAAAAAACATCTTTTGCGGATCTTATGCAAGAGATACATTCCAATCAACGTAAGAAGGATAGGCAAATTAATTTACTTATAGCTGAATTAAAACCACTTATTCAATCTATAAGTGACGCTACGATTATAGTACCGCTAATAAAAGAATATCTAGAGGTAAGTGTAAAGAATGACGATCACTTAGTCAAGTTACTGGCTGTTACTCAAAGATGGATGTCCACTAACACCAAGGCAGCGATTGCGGGTGGTGAGAATACTTTAATCACTGATGAAGAAAAAGAACAATTGCTCCGGGAACTGGAAAATATACAGGATGATATAGATGTTAATAATGATATCGATGTTAATAGGGATGTAGAGGACGCAAGAGTGAGATTAAAGGAGCTAGATAATGAGTAGTATTAATTACGAACAAGCTGAAGTAGTAGGTGTTAATCTTACGGATAAGAATCCCTTAAACCTTTATTCAGTTAGATTTAAATTAGTTAAACACAAGGACAGTAGTTACACCGATTCACTAGTAGCAAGACCGGCTGACCTTAATATTAAGAGAGTACCACTGCTGGGTGAAACTATTCTAGTATTTAAAGCAGCTGATCAAGATTCAATGGCATTTAATCCAAAAGGCTCCTGGTATTACCTACCAGCATCCCTGAATGTACAAAACTCTGTACATCAAAATGCAGCTCCTAACCTATCGCTAACCAAGCCTGTTACTAATAAAGAAGCTAGCGCAGGTAACTATAATCAGGTATCGGCTGGTAACGCGCGTACTGGTGAGAGTGAAACTGTTACTATGGATAGTGAGCAACAGGCTAAACTCGGGATTAATTTCGTAGAAAAGACTAATATAAAGCCTATGCAGCCGTTTGAAGGTGATATGTTAATAGAGAGTAGATTTGGTAGCTCAATTAGGTTCGGTAGTACGTTGAGTAAGAATTTTAATTTATTTAGTAGGAATCCAAATTGGTTGAAAGATGATGATAACAGTTCAAGTGAAGATGGTGATCCTATCTTGATAATTTCTAATGGACATGGTACTACGGGTTTTGAGAAAACATTTAATAAGTATGAGGTTGAAAATCAAAATAATGATGCATCATCTATTTGGTTGACTAAAAATCAAAAACTAACAACTTTCAGTCCTAAACTTGTTGCAGCTAAATTTAATAAAGCTCAGACAGCTGAAGAGATAGATACATACAAGGATGGATTTAACGGAAACCAAATAATAATAAAATCAGGTAGAGTGGTATTTTCATCCGATAACGAAACAATTATATTTGGAGAAGGAGGTATTGGATTAACAGCCAATAAATCTATCACCATGGATACTAAATCTAATGTACATATAAATTCTCCTAAAATTATAATAGGGTTAGATGCAGAGGAACCAGCTGTACTAGGTAATAAGCTACAGGATGCATTAAATACATTAATTGATGAAATAGTTAAGATATCAGTACCAACAGGTACTGGTCCATCAGGTCCACCTGTTAATTCAGGAGCTATTATTAGTGTTAAACGAAAAATAGCTAACGCACTGTCTGGTATCGTTAGCGTAAGATAATAATATACCATAAAAATCAATAAGCAAATATTTATTTATAAACAAAGTAAACAAGGGTATTATGAAAGCGAAAAGTTTTTTTACTTCATTAAGAAAAGTTATTAGAGAAGAGGTCCAGCGAGCAGTAAGGATTGAAATTCAAAATGTGATTAACGGTAATGTTAAGCCTGTGAATAAGCTACCTAAAAAACGACCTAAAACCAGGGAATTGAGTTTAACTGAAGAGGTACGTGCATCGCTAGGAAATGGTTCTAGTGTAGTACAAGCCAGTGAACCTGAAGTTGAATATTCATCTAATCCTATGATTAACGGAATATTGAATGAAACTGCAAGGGAGTATAGTCAACCAAAGCCAGCTCAACAGGAAGAGTATCCAACGATGGGTGGTAGCGCGCTTAATACTGGGGATTTAGCTAGTATGTTAGGATACGGTGATATGCAACCACCTCAACCGACAGTACAGGATATGGTACCTAAGGGAATGAATCCTGCAGGGGTAACTGATGATGTTGCGAATGCCTTAACAAGAGATTATTCTCAATTAATGAAGGCTATAGATAAGAAAAAAGGTATTAAATAGTAATGGCTCGATCTAGGGAGGAAAAATTTTATAACGTATTAGATTTAAGGCCTAATAAGGCTATAGGAATTAAACTACCTTTAAATAATAACAGCGGTGGTGTTTTTACACTATCGTACACTACTGAAGAACAAGCTATATCTAATTTAAAGAATCTATTACTTACTAGGAAAGGAGAAAGGGTGATGCAGCCTAATTTTGGATCATCTATATACGATGTATTATTTGAACAAAATACTGAAGATATAACCGGTAGGATATCTGATGGACTAGCATATGATATAAAGTACTGGTTACCGTATATTATAATAGATAATATCAACGTCGTTCCTAAGCTTGAAGGAGAATTGGGACAATTTGGACATGGTATCCAGATCGATATTAAATTTAAAGTAACAGAGCAAGGTGCTAATCAATCTATTACATTTATAGTGCTAGAGTCAGGTAAAGCAGCAATATTATAGAGTAAGATATGACAGAAAAGAAAAACATAAAATATTTAGAAAAGGATTTTAGTCAATTTAGATCTAATCTAATTGATTTCGCTAAAACGTATTTTCCGGATACATATAATGATTTTAATGAATCATCACCAGGAATGATGTTTATTGAAATGGCGGCGTATGTTGGAGATGTGCTATCCTTTTATATGGACTCACAGTTAAAGGAAACGTTAACTGAATTTGCAGAAGAAAAAGCTAATGTATATTCCATAGCATACGGGTTAGGGTATAAACCAAAAAATTATGTCGCTGCAGCTACTAGCTTAGATATATTTCAAATAGTACCTTCAGTCGGAAGTGGTGGGAGTACATCACCTGACTATAATTACGCGCTTACTATCCCAGCTGGGATGCAGGTCTCATCAACTGAGAACACGACTGTAAGTTTTAGGACAATACATGATATTGATTTTCAATATTCATCCTCCCTCGATCCTACCGAGGTTACAGTATATCAGGTCGATTCCAATACCAGTGAACCTACATTTTATTTACTGAAGAAATCGACTAAGGTTGTTTCTGGTACAGTTAAAACATCTACATATACATTCGGAAGTCCAAAGCAATACGATAAAATTAATCTATCTGACGATCAAGTTATTGAGGTTGTTGATATATACGACAGTGACGATAATAGATGGACAGAGGTACAGTATCTAGCGCAAGAGGGTGTATTTGATAGCTTAAGAAATATAGCTGCTAATGATCCAGATCTAAATCAATATAATGACACTGCTCCTTATTTATTAAAAATTAAAAAAACACCAAGAAGATTTATATCTCGTTTCGATAAGGACGATAAAATGATGATTCAGTTTGGTGCAGGTATTAGTGCTGGGGACGACGAAACAATTATACCGAACCCTGATAATGTAGGTTTAGCTTTACCGTACGGTGTGAATGGTGAGACATCAATCGATCCATCTAACTTTACATTTACTCGAGCATATGGTCTAGCACCATCCGACACTACATTAACAGTTAGATATACCGTGGGTAATGGTGTTACTGACAATGTTGCATCAAATACATTAACGGATATTACTTCAGTAACGTACACAACAAATAGTACAGGATTAAATAATAGTTTACTCAATCAAGTAAAGGGATCTGTCGCGTGTACAAATCCAGTTGCTGCTAGCGGTGGTAGAACATCACAGGATATTGACGAGGTAAGAAACAATGCATTGGCTCATTTTGCTGCGCAGAATAGGATTATTACAAGAGAGGATTATATTGTCAGAGCGTATTCAATGCCTTCAAAGTTTGGAGCAATCGCTAAAGCGTATATTGTACCTGACGATCAATTAGACAGCTCCACTCCTGCAGGTACTAGAATACCAAATCCTTTAGCTCTAAATCTGTACACATTAGGATACGATAGTAACACAAATTTAACCAGACTTAATTTAGCTGTTAAGGAGAATTTAAAAACATATTTAGATCAATTTAGAATGCTAACTGATGCTGTTAATATTAAGGATGCATTTATAATTAATATAGGTATCAATTTTGAAATTATTTCAAGGCCTAACTATAACGATAATGAAGTTATATTAAGATGTATTGCAACATTGAGGGATATGTTCGCAGTTAAGAAATGGCAAATTAACCAACCAATAATAAAGGCAGATATTTATACTGAA